AATGTCCGCTTTGGACGTCGACCCAAATTACCCTCGATCGTTTACCCCCCCGCCGAATTTCGCGCCAGATGGCCTCGAATCGTGAACAGCGACGCGTTTAAGGCCGCTGTGCGCTCCACAGACCGCAGAACGCAACTAGAGGCCCTACGGGACAAGCTCGCTGACGAATTGGCTGAGCCGCGCGCTGGGATGGCTGTCGCACCGATCGCGAAGCAGCTCGACGAGGTGCTGGAAAAGATCGCGGCGCTGCCAGACGAGTCGAAGAAGGACACCGTTGTCGATCTCCGCGCCCGAATTGCTGCTCGGCAGCAGGCTTCCGCGAGTTAGGTATTGCCCGCCGTACACCGACACGCTCGGCCTCGAGGCGATCGAGTTGGCAGCGTCGGCCGGCCTGATCGCCGATGACTGGCAGGGCGACAGCATCAACGACATGCTCTCGCTGCGCCCGGACGGGCTCTGGAACTGCCCCGAATACGGCCTGATCGTGCCGCGGCAGAACGGTAAGGGCACGGTCTTCGAAATCCGGGCGGTCTCCGGGCTCTATCTGCTTGGTGAGCGGCTGATCATGTGGTCGGCGCACGAGTACAAGACCGCGATGGAAGGCTTCCGCCGCGTCCTCGACCTGATCACGAACGCCGATGACATGCGAAAACGTGTGTTCAAGGTGTCGAACACCAACGGCGACGAGGGAATTGAGCTTCACGGCGAGGGCACGAACCGGATCACCGGCCGGCAGCGGCTTCGGTTCATCGCCCGGTCGAAGGGCTCCGGCCGAGGTTTCTCGGGTGACTGCAACCTTCTCGACGAGTGGTTCGCCGGCACGGATGAGCAGGTCGCGGCGCTGTTGCCGACAATTTCAGCCCGGCCGAACCCGCAGCTGGTATATGCGTCGTCGCCGCCGTTGGACGCTGCGACTGGTGAGCCGCTGTTCAAGCTGCGGCGCAGGGCGTTGACGGGTACGGACCCGGCGCTGGGCTGGGCAGACTGGGGTGCCGCGCAAGGCACGAACCTGGATGACCGCCGCGAGTGGGCCCGATCCAATCCGGCTTACAACATCCGCATCCCCGAAGAGACAGTGGCTCGCGAGCGACGCTCAATGAACGCCGACGGGTTCGGCCGGGAGCGGATGGGGATCTGGCCGGAGACCGCTGGCGATAAGGCGATCTCGCAGGAGCTGTGGGACGGCCTCGTCACAACTGATCAGACGGCGCCGATCAAGAGCGCCCTGCTGATCGACGTGTCGCCGGATCGTAAGGCCGCCGCAATCGTTGGCGCCGGCCTGATGCCGAACGGCCAGGTCAAGCTCCGCGTCTGGGGCTACTGGTCGAACACGTCGACGATCGTGCAGCGGGCCGCGGAACTGAAAGCCGAACTGAAGCCTGATCTATGGCTGCTGCACGGCAAGTCATCGGCCGCCACCTTCATCGACGACCTGGCCGCAGTCGGCATCGAGGTCAAAACCGTCAAGGTGAAGACCGAAGGCGACGACGAGGACCGGCCGGTCCGTGGCTCGCTCGTGGTGATGTCGCCCGAGCAGGAAGCGCTGGCTTGGGGGCGCTTCGTCGACATGGTCCGCGAAGAGCTCGTTCTGCACCACGAAGAAGACGTTCCGCTGAACGTTGCGCTTGCCGGCGCGAAAACGCGGCCGGTCGGTGCCGGTACAGCGTGGGCACGCCGCGGCGGAGCCGACATCACCACTCTGGTCGCCGCAACCGGCGCAACTTGGGGCGTGGCCACGATCGAACTGGCCGAGCCCGAATCTGAACCTTCCGCTTACTGGATCTGAATAGGGGCGTGTTGATGGGCGTTCGCTCATGGTTCACAGCACGCTTCCGCGGCGACGTTTCGCGTGCGCTGCAGTCGGTGACGCAACTCGGCGGCTACTACGACTACCCGAACAGCGAGAAGATCCTTCCGTACTTTGACCAGTTCGCCTGCTACGCCTTTGGTGGCAACGCGGTGGTGTTCGCGGTCGAGTCTCGGCGAATGGATGTTTTCTCTGAGGCGACGTTCAAGTACCGGCGGCTACGCGACAAGGTGCTGTTCGGTGACCAGTCGCTGGCGAAGTTGGAGCAGCCGTGGCCTGGGGGCTCGACCGGTGACCTGCTGACCCGGATGCTGCTGCACGCCGACCTCGGTGGCGCGGCCTACGTGCGGGACCTCGGCGATCGGGTGGAGTGCCTACGTCCGGACTGGGTGACGATCGTCAGCGAGATCAAAACCGATGCCGATGGGCGGGAGTACCGCGAGATCATCGGGGTTGTCTTTGAGCCGACCGGGGATCCTGACCGGGCCACCGAGTTCATCCCGATCGACGAGGTGGCGATCTGGACGCCGGTGCCGGATCCGACCGCGAACTTCCGGGGCATGTCGTGGCTGACCCCGGTGATCCGTGAGATCAACACTGACCAGCGCATGTCGGACTTCCGTGACGCCTACTTCTCCAACGCGGCGACGCCGAACATCATCATCAAGTACCAGCAGAAAGTCGCCCCGGAGAAGATCAAGGCGCTAGGCGAGATGATCCAGGCCCGCACGGCGGGTCCCGAGAACGCCTTCCGGACGTTGACCCTCGATGAGGGCGCCGATCCGATGATCGTCGGATCGAACATGGACGGCTCCGCGTTCGACGCGTTGCAGTCGGCGTCGGAGACCCGGATCGCTGCCGCTGGCGGCGTCCCACCGGTCGTGGCCGGGCTGAGGATGGGGCTTCAGTACTCCGAGCAGGGTGAATATCAGACCGGTGTGCGGGCCTTCGTCGACCTGGAGATGCGGCCGCTGTGGCGCTCCGCATGTGCGGCACTGGCGAAGCTGGTGGCGGTTCCAGGCGGCGCCGAGCTGTGGCACGACGTCACGGACGTTTCAGCGCTACAGCCGGGTGAGCAAGATGCCGCCGGCGTCGCGTCGCTGAACGCGGCCACTTTGAACCAGCTGATCATGGCTGGGTTCACGCCGGAGTCGGCAGTCAATGCGGTGACTTCCGGCGACATGAGTTTGCTGGTGCATTCCGGCCTGGTGTCGGTGCAGATGCAGAACCTGCAGGCCGCCCCCGAACCACCGATTCAGGCGGATGTGGTTGAGCAGCCGGCGCTGCCTGCCGGCCGGAGCATGGCTGACTGGCTTGAGTCGTGGCGTGTCGATGCTGAGATCGCTGATCCGGTGATCCGGGCGATGGATCACAACCAGCTCCACGCCTATTGGACGCACGGTGAGGGTTTGGCGAAGTGGGCGAAGTCGCCGCATCCGTGGACGTCGCTCTACCACCACCTGTTGAAGTACCTGCCCGCCGAGGAAGCGAAGCGCACGGCGACGAACTGGTTCTTCGACGTCTTCCACTTCTACCCGGGCAGCGATAAGAACCGGGTTTTGCACGGTAAGCCGCCACGCGGGCACAAGCTCGGACCAGGCTAGGAGAACTGACGATGACGCAGACAGCCGAGGAAGGCGTCGTGCCGGCCGTCGAGGTGCCGCAGACCTATCAGCGGACGTTCGGCCTGGATGGTATCGAGGTGGTTTCGCGCGCGAAGGGCGGCGATGGCCGGACCGTTGAGGCGTACGCCGCTGCGTTCGGGGTTCGTAAGGAGATCCGGGACCAGCACGGTCACTACCTCGAGAAGATCAACCCGGCCGCGTTCAACCGGACGATCAAGAACGGTTCGGCGATGCGGTCGCAGGTGCTCTACAACCACGGCTTCGACGCCCGCGGCAAGTCTGGTGGGCTGCAGCAGGTCCCGATCGGTAAGGCGCTGGAGGTACGCGCCGACGGCCGGGGGCTGATGACGATCGCCCGGTACAACGAGTCGGAGTTCGCGCAGACCGTCCTTGAGTCGATCAAGAACGGGGATATCACCGCGCAGTCGTTCGAGGGTCCGATCTACCGGTCGAACCCGGCCCGCACACCCCGCAAATCCGGCGTCGACCTTCCGATCGTTGAACGCCTCGAGCTTGGCCTGCGCAACTTCGGGCCGACGCCGACGCCGTACTACGCCGAAGCTGAAATCACCGCCGTCCGTTCGATGGACGAGCTGGCCAGAGACTTCGCTGCCCTTGACGAAGAGCAGCGTGAAGAGTTGATCCGGACGCTGTCCACCACTCCCGGCTGGGACCCGGAGACAGCGACCATCCTTGCCACTCCCCACCGGGGACCCGGCGCCGAGGACTCGCCCAACGGGCACTCCATGAGGCTCAAGATGATCCGCCTCAAGGCGGAGCTACGGGCAAGGAGCCTGTGAAATGCCACGTAAGCGCAGCGAGATCCTCGCTGAAGAGATGACCGCTCTCCGTTCCGAGATCAAGGTGATCGAGGAGATGGAGGAGCCCACCGACGAAGACCTGTCCCGTGCCGAGGCGTGCCTAGGTGAGTGGGACGGCAAGAAGGCCGACTACGACAAGGCACTCGAGCGTGAGGCGAAGGTCGAAGAGGTCATGCGCGCCGCACTCCAGCCGGCGAACAAGGAGTCCGGAACTGTGTCGCGTCGTTCGCCGGAGTACATGAAGCGGACCGAGGCCTACACCGAGGAGTCCTACAAGGAGTTGTCCCGGTCGCTGATCACCGGCGGCAGCTTCAACGGCCAGGACGCGATCGGCCGTGCGAAGGTCGCGACCGAGCAGTTCAACTCGCTGGTGTCCGATGACTCCCGTCACCACATCTTCCAGCTGCTGGAGACCGAGAACTACCACTCGGAGCGGATCGCCCGCCACATCCTGATGGCCTCCAGCGAGGCGTACCAGGCCGAGTTCAAGACGTACATCCAGTCGCAGGGTCAGATCGCCGGTGACCTGATGCGTACCGCACTGTCGCTGACCTCGGCGAACGGTGGCTACCTGGTGCCGGTTCCCGTGGACCCGACGATCGTGCTCACGAACACCGGTGCGATCAACCCGCTGCGGGAGATCTCGACGGTCAAGACGATCGCCGGCGCGAACGTGTGGAACGGTGTCACCTCCGCCGGCGTCAACGCTCAGTGGCTCACTGAAGGCACTGAGGCCGCTGACGCGTCGCCGACGTTCGGGCAGATCTCCATCACCGCTCACAAGGCGGCGGTGTACCTGTTCGGCTCGTACGAAATGCTGTCCGACTCCGGGTTCTCCCAGGAGCTCGGCATGCTGTTCGCCGACGGCAAGAACCGGCTCGAGGCGGACGCGATGGCGACGGCGAACACTGCCGCTGACCGTCCGCGTGGTGTCGTCGCTGGTGTCCTCGCGGTCACCGCGTCGATCGTCACCTCGGCCACGACCGGCGCGTTCGTCGCCGGTGACGTGTTCAACACCTACGACGCGCAGGGTGCCCGTTGGCAGCTGAACGCGAAGTGGCTCGCGAACCAGAAGATCTACTCGAAGGTGCGCCAGTTCTCGACGAACCAGGGTGCGAACTTCTGGACCACGATCGGCGGTGGCCAGCCGGCGGAGCTTCTGGGTCTGCCGACCTACACCGCGTCGTCGATGACCGGCACCGTCGGTAACGGCACGAACATTCTGCTGGTCGGCAACTTCGACAACTACTACATCGTGGACCGGATCGGTTTCTCGGTGCAGTACGTGCCGACTGTCATCGGCGCTTCGCAGCGTCCGACCGGCCAGGCCGGCTGGATGGGCTACTGGCGTGTGGGTGCCGAGGTCGCGAACGCTGCGGCGTTCCGGCTGCTGCAGCTGAACCAGGTCGCCGCGGCTACCGCGCTGGCCTAGCAATCAACGCCCGCCGTTAGCTACGGCGGGAAGGGAGCCCCCGGCAACTCTCGGTGTCGGGGGCTCCCGCCTACCCCGAGAGGAAGATCTGCATGTCGAATCGTGTGAGGATCCGCCCGCCCGCGAAACCCGATACGTCGGTGATCCCGGGTAAGGCGATCCTCGGCTACCTGCACCCGGGCCAGGTCGAGGGTGGGTTCATGCGTTCCGCGCTGAACCTGATCGCCTACGACGGGTTCCACAACCGGCGCCTGATCGACGGTGGCGGGTTCATCGAATACCAAGCCGGAGCGAATTTAAGTCAACCGCGGAACACTCTGGCGAAGATGTTTCTGGAGCAGCGCGCGGAGTGGCTGCTGATGGTGGATGCGGATATGACGTTCCCACCGGACGCGTTGGATCAGCTGATCGCGAAGGCTGATCCGGAAGAGCGCCCGATCGTCGGTGGCCTGTGTTTCGGGCTGGAGGCGGATGGCCGGCACACGCCGACGTTGTTCGACGTGTTCAAGGGTCCGGACGGTTTGCCGCAGGTGGGCCGGTACCGGGAGTGGCCGATCGACGAATTGATGAAGGTCGGCGGCACCGGAACCGCGTTCCTGCTGATCCACCGGTCGGTGTTTGAGCGGTTCGACGCGTTTGAGGCCCCGGATGGGACGACGGCGTTCAACAAGACGTTCCCGTACTTCCAGGAGACCGAGTACTACGGGAAGCCGATCGGTGAGGATTTGACGTTCTGCTTCCGGGCCGGGTTCCTCGGGATCCCCGTCTACGTGGACACGTCGCTGCACATCGGGCACATCAAGCAGCGTGAGCTGAATTTCGCGTCGTATATCGCGGAGTACAAGCCGGACCCGGACGGCATTCCGGTCCCTGATCAGGAGTTGGAGACCGCCGATGTCTGAGATGGTTCGCGCGACGGAGACGTTCGCCTGTGAGCATGGGCTGATCCACTGGCATGCGGAGTTGCCTGCCGACGCCGTGGTTGTGAAGGCGTTCCCGCAGTTCTTCGAGCCTGTTGAGGCTGAGGCGCCGGCGCCGAAGAAGGTCGGTCGGCCGCGTAAGGCGACCAATGGCTGACCTCATCGTCCTGGTCCCGTCACGGGGACGGCCAGCCGCCGCCGCCGAGTTGATAGCGTTGTTCTGGGCGACCTGTACGGCCGACACACATGTCGTCATCGCCGTCGACGATGACGATCCATTGCTGGACAACTACAGGCTGCTGAATGGGCCTATGTCCTCGGTGGTCGTTACGAAGACGCCGTCGACGATGGTCCGCGCGCTCAACGCGGCCGCCGTGGCCCAAGCCAACGCGCTGCGCCCGCCGTTTGCGATCGGGTTCATGGGCGACGACCACAGGCCCCGCACCCAGGGCTGGGACAAGGAATACCTCGACGCGCTACGCGAGCTCGGCACCGGGATCGTCTACGGCGACGACGGCTACCAGGGCGAGAAGCTTCCCACCCAATGCGCCATGACCGCCGACATCATCCGCACGCTCGGCTTCATGGCGCCACCGGTGCTGCGGCACATGTACGTCGACAACTTCTGGTACGACCTCGGCTCCCACGCCGACCGGCTCACCTACCTGCCCGACGTGCTGGTGGAGCACATGCACCCGGTCGCCGGGAAGGCGGAGTGGTCGGAGGGTCACCGGCGGGTCAACGCCCCCGAGGTGGTTGACCGTGACGCTGAGGCCTACGCCGAGTACATCCAGGCCAGCTTCGAGGCGGATCTCGCAAAGGTACAGGCGCTCAATGCGTAAACAGCTGCGCCCAGCGCCAACCCTGGCCGATCTTGCCGGGATGTACCCGACACCACACGATCACCGGGTATTCACCGACCACCTGTACCGGGTCGGTGTGACGACCGCTATCGCGTCACAGATGTGCTGGTACGGGTGCAGAGTCGCGGATCTGTCCTGCGGCGACGCGGCAATCGCGTACGCGCTGCGCGATCAGTGGAACGCCGACCTGCAGATCGGTGACGTCGCCGCCGGCTACCCGTTCCACGGCCCGATCGAAGAGACCATCGCGCAGATCGAGCCGGTTGACCTGTTCATCTGCTCGGAAACCCTGGAGCATGTCGCCGACCCTGACGGGTTGCTCTCCGCGATCCGGTTGAAGAGTAAGCAGCTGATTCTGTCGACGCCCGAGGGCGAGGAAGACAGCAGCAACCCGCAGCACATTTGGGGATGGGACTCGGCGGAGGTGCGGGCGATGCTGGAACGGGCCGGGTTCGTGCCGAAGATTTACAACCTGTTGGACCTGCGGCTATCCCGGTTCCAGTACGCGTTCCAGATCTGGGCCTGTTCATGAGGGCGCTGGTGACCGGTGCGGCCGGTTTCGTTGGCCGGCATGTCGAGACCGAGTTGTTCGAACGTGGCTACGTGGTTCGCTCGGAAGACATCGCTGGCGTCCGCGGCCGCGCGCGCGATGCACTGGACCTCTTTCGTACCGGGACCTACCGGTACGACCTGGTGGTGCATTGCGCGGCGCGTACGCCTCACAGGGCCGCGATCGACGGCGACCCGGGCATGCACCCGTACAACGTGATGCTCGACGCCGCGATGTTCGACTGGGCGGTCCGGACCCGGCAGCCGCACGTCCTGTACCTGTCGTCGTGTGCCGCTCTGGATGGGCCGGTCGACGACTACGCCCGGACGAAGCTGGCCGGTGAGTGGCTGGCCGATAAGGCTCGCGCCGCCGGCGTGAAGGTCTCTGTGGTCCGACCGTATTCCGGGTATGGCGAGGACCAGTCCGAAGACTGGCCGTTCCGTGCGTTCGTGGAGCGGGCCCGCCGTCGTGAGGATCCGTTCCTGATCTGGGGTGACGGCCAGCAGGTCCGCGACTGGATCCACATCACCGACGTCGTCAAGGCCGCACTCGCAGTCGCCGAATCCGGCACCACGGATCCGGTCAGCCTCTGTACCGGGGTTGGGACGTCGATGCTGCAGGTCGCGCAGTTGGCGTGCGAGCAGGTCGGCTACAACCCGGAGTTCGAGTTCCGCCTGGACAAACCCGCAGGCCAGTCGTACCGGGTCGGTGACCCGGAACAGATGCTCCGCTGGTACACGCCGGCGGTCACGATCGAGCACGGAATCAAACTCGCGCTGGAGGGTGGACTGTGAGCGCTTACGCCACTCTCGCCGAGTTGAAGACGCAGCTGAGGCTGACCACCAGCACCGACGATGTGGAGTTGCAGGACCGTCTGGATGCGGCGAAGAACCGCATCGACAAGGACTGCGGCCGCACCTTCGACGTGTTCACCGGCTCAGCCACCCAGCGCGAATATGCGATCACGAACGAGTTCACCCTCATCGTCGACGACTTCGCGGCCGCGACTGACCTTGCCGTGGCGATCGGGTCGGCGACCGGTAGCGCGGTCGCTTCGACGAACTACCGGATCAAGCCGGACAACAATCTCGCCAAGCTCGAGGCCGCGTGGATTCTGGAGACGCGCGGCACTTACCGGTGGCTGCTCGGCCGGCAGACCGCCTACGTCACCGCACGGTGGGGCTGGCCCACCGTCCCCGATGCGATCCATGACGCAAACCTGCTGCTTGCGGCTCGCCTGTTCAAGCGGAAGGACACCCCGTGGGGTGTCGCGGGCTCCGGTGACATGGGGCTGATCCGGATCGCCGCGACGGACTCGGACTACCGGGCGCTGATCGACGGCTACATCAGGCCGCAGGTGTGACGTGAAGGTCACCGACATCCGCAAAGCCCTCGCCGCGGCGGTGCGGCCCGTCAGCGGAATCGAGCAATCGTTCTGGTACATGCCGGGGTCGATCAACCCGCCGACGTTCGCGGTCGTGGAGTACGACAAGAGTTTCAATGTCACGTTCGGAAGGACTGCCGGGCTTAAAGGGCTGCAGATCACCTGCATGCTCTGGACGTCGGC